CGCCAGCGTCATGGGCAAAAGAATTACCAGTATTCCAATGACGAAAGAGATTTCCCTGACCTCTTTCCAAAACTTCTTCTTTCTAGCCGCTGCTCTAGCCAACTCAAGCTGCTTCTGTTTGCGAGCCTCTGCCATTGCCTGCATGGCCTCTTGGTATAGCTGCCCGTTCCCAGATACGGTAAACAGATCCTTGATTTCACGCATGGTTTCTTGGATCTGCTTCTTGGCTAGTGCCGCCTTTACTGCATCAGCCTCTGATAGCTTGCCTTCATTTTGAGCGCGTTGAAGCTCTACCTCCGCCCCGCCTAGCGCAGATAGGAAGCCCGAGATGGATTGGATGTCGTTGGTGGTCTCAGCGACCTGCTTGATCGCGCTGGTGGCCGCGTTTACGCCAGCCACGATAGCCGCGATTTCGCCAATCATGGTCAGCCGCCAATGAAGAACTGCGGCAGCGCCGCCGTTGCAATAAGCGCATACAGCCCGTAGATCATCATCTCAAGGCGATCAAACCGCTTGCTTCCAGCGTCCAGCCGCCTTTCGATGCCTTGGTAGCGTATAGCGCACTCTTTTTCGTGCGCTTCGATCTTTGCGATAGCTTTCTCTGTTGGGGTCATACCGATATATTCACTCGTTGGGTTGGCGCAAGTGGCTGCGCCTCTACCTTGTTACCTTCTTTGGTATAGATCGTGGGGATGATTGTCTCGACAGCCTCCCGCACAGTCTCACCCTCGGCACCCGTTCGCAGGCGCTCTTGCTTCTGAACCGCTATCTGCTTCCAGCTAACCTGAGCAGTGTCGCTGACTGACCCTATGTCCACAGGGTGCTACTTGTCTTCAGACTTCCAGACGTTGAAAGCTAGGATATTCATGATCCGATACGCTTTCTGCGCCCATTCGTTGTTTGGCGGGGACGTTGTCGCACATACAACTGCTGATATTGCGATAACAGCGGTAGCTACGTTAAATACGTCGATTAAAAATCCCATCGTTATGATCCTAGTGTTGGTCGGGTATCTGGAAAGTCTGAAGTGCTAGGCCAATCACGCAATGCAGCCCTGTACGTCATGTACGCTGCTTGTTGCGGGTGGTCAGACAAAGGTACGATGAAGTCTGTAGCTTCAAGTTCCTCATTACGCCACAACCTTGCAGCAACTTCTGGTGATACAGGGTTGCCAGCAGGCACAACTTCTTCGTATCTACCAGCATGGTTTGCCTCAACAAACTCTTTATTAGCTACAATGCGGTTAATCTCTTCGTTGCTTTCATTTTTTATAATGTAAATAGCCATTGTAGCCTCCGTTAAACAAACATGATGATGCAAACGCCATTACCACCCGATGCCCATGCGCGATTAGTAGCAGAGGTAGAGGTAGAAAATGGGCCGCTGAAAGCACCTGATCCGCCGCCACCAGTGCCTCCGTGACCTGCTCTAATTGCGCTGGCTGTGTTTGTATCTGTACCGCTTACAAGGCTTACAGCGCCACCACCACCAAATCCACCGCCGGAACCAGCATAACCATACCAAGTAGTAATATTACTGGGATTTGACATCGCAGAGCCGCTTCCTCCCGCGCCATTAAAGGAATCTGAAGCAAAAGCAAACCCTCCATAGTACCAATTACCAGATTGAGTTTTCCCTTGGGCATCAAGACCGCTGATTGTTGCGTCAGTAATAGGCGCTCCCGAAGTCTCAGTAACAGAAAAATTACCAGCAGTAATAGCAGCAGAACTTGTATTGCCTTCCCGTGCTGCTGATCCTCCCGTACTTACATAGGCAAATGCATCACTGCTAGTAAGGCCTAAAACATGACCACCATCTCCACCAACACCCCCACCGCCAGTAGAAATAATTTTATCTTGACTGCCAACAGCACTTGTCATGGTTACATCACCACCTGTAAAGGCAGTACCAGTAATAGAAACAGCGCCTCCTCCTGTTACTGCGGCATTATTTGGGCACCCTGCAACGCGAGTAATAGTTCCCCCAGCGCCCCCAGTAAAATTAAAGTCACCACCACTAGCAGTACCGCCTGCTCCTCCAGCGGTAGTAACAGCACTAGAAGTGCTTGCGCTATACTGTCCAGCGCCCCCACCGTTAGCAGCCATGTTCACAGACACCGCTGCGGAAGCTGTAACAAAGGTAGTGTTGCCCCCGGCGTTACCCACTCTTGAAGAGTTAACGTCGTTCACTGCAACCGCACTAGTGCCACCAGCACCAATAGTGACAGTGAAGGTTTCCCCTGCTGTTACAGCAAAAGTTTTTTCACTATAGCCTCCACCGCCACCGCCAGTTCCATCACCTACGTTTGATTCTACTGTGGCGTTTTTATTAGCAAGAAACGCGCCTTGACCCCCGCCACCAGTAATAATTACTTTTATCCTTCCTGTTATTGGGGCTGTAAAAGTTTTCGAGTCTCCTATAACAACCTGTGTAAGAGGTATAGGGGGTTTCGAGCCTAAAATAACTGCCATATTAAATCTCCGTTTAGATTTCTAAGAATCCGACTGTGCTGTCTACAAATACAAGCTGAGTGGCACTTCCGCTTAGTATAGTTCCATCAGCCGCCGTCGAGTTTATATTCTGAGAATTACGCCCAACCGTTACAGTTCCACCACCTGTAGCCTTAATAGTTACCGTATTTCCAGCACTTGCAGAAGCGGGTAGCGTTATCGTAACTGCGCTCGCGCTGTTAACAATAATTTGATCCCCAGCTAGAGCAGTATATGCGCTCGTTTTGACAAGCCAAGTATTGTATGCCCCACCACTAGCAGCGTCAGCAAAAGATAAGACTCCAGAACCATCAGTTGTTAATACCTGACCATTGTCGCCATCTGAGTTAGGCAGTGTCAGGGTAATGTCTGCTGTAGAAGCAGGGCCGATCAACGTGACCTTGTTTGTACCGTTATCGCTGTCCTCAAAAAACTCTATAAAGCCTGCGCTTGTAGCACCATTTTTTAGCTGTAACCCTGCATTTGCTATAGGTGTTGTAAGGGTCTTGTTGGTTAGAGTATCAGTCGTTGTCTTGCCAACTAACGTATCTGTAGTAGCTGGGAGTGTCAGGGTTACATTGCCGCTAAACGCACTGTGTGCAGGCGCTTGAATCTGGGCATAGTGAGCATTAGAACTTTCACAGTAGAACTTGATTGTAGACTGCGTACCGCCGTTCTTGATTGCGATGTCGCCTTGACTAATGACAACGCCGTTGGTTGAGCCGCCAGCCGCTGAAACATTTCCAGAGGCACTCAGTGCTGCAACTGTTGTCGTGCCAGTAAGATCAAGGTCAACAAGAGCGTCAACTATCGCTGCGCCTGACCCAGCCCCATCTGAATAGACTGCTTTGGTCTGACCAGTGGGGATTGTGACATTCGCACCAGAGCCTTGGCTGATGATGATGCTCTGTGAGCCGCTAGTTGCGTTCTCAATGAACCACAGCTTGCTGACCGTGTTCGGCCCTATAGTGATGGTGCAAGCTGAATCAAGAGTGCCAGTATATTTGAGGAAGAGACTGCGGCCCGGATCAGTAGAGCCATCAGCAATAGTGGTAGTGTGAGTATCAGCATTCGTCGTAATAGCTTCCGTCCCAAAGGAAAAAGCCTCTGCAATTAGCTCTAAATTGGTATTTGTGGTGTTGCCCCAAGTGCCCGAGCCTTCGCCGGTAGCCAATTCTGAGAGCCTAAGATCGTTGACGTAAGTTACCATTTGATCACCTGTTGTGCGGCATCACGGCCTGCTTTAATTTCTTCATGCCTGCGAACTGGCTCATCTACCGATAACCGAGTAGTTCGCAGATTGTGTTGTACTGATTGGATTGTAAGACGGCGTTTGGTTTGTGTCTATCTCACCCCATACCAGAATATTGCCGACACTTGCAACCATTGAAACGCCAGCGGGGTTAACACCCGCGCCAGCCGACGTGCTTACACCGCCCACGCCAGAGTTTATCTGCTGGCCCGTCACGGGTACGGAATTGCGGGTTTGTTGAATGACTTGACCAATCGCTGAAGTGATCGACTGGCCCGTGACCGTGACGTTGGCCTTGGCGTTAAATGTCAAAGCGCCAACCGCTGGAGTAATTGACTGGCCCGTAGGCTGTACGATGGCACCACTCTGAACCGTCAGAACCGAGCCGACGGCAGACGTTATCTGGACATCAACGGTGACCAGACTGTTCCAAGCACCCTGCCCCCATGAGCTTCGGCCCCAGCCAGAGTCAAACGCCTGACCAGTGACCGAAACAACTGTGCCTGCGACTGCTGTCGGAGAGCCAACGGCTGCGGTTATTGCTTGCCCAGTCGTGGTGAACTGGATGGATTCATGGACTGTGACCGAGCCAACAGCAGAGGTAGCCGCAACGCCGTTGACGGTTACATTTTTTTGCAGGTCTACCGTTACAGCGCCCACAGACGCAGTCGCCTGCTGACCCGTAGGCGTCACATTTTGGAAAAAAGGACTACCCCAGCCGCCTTGACCCCATGTTCCGCGACCCCAGCCTTCCTGAGACATCAGTCAGCCAACTTGGATTTAGCGTCTTTCAGGCGCTGAACTGCTGTTCGCATGATGTCCCGAACAGCATTCGTCATGAAATCTGTCGCAAGAGAGGCTTCCATCGTCTCGATAGCCTCTTCAATGTCTTCTAAAGCCGTCATAATGACCTCCGTTGAGGTCATCATAATACGGACTAAGCGGCGTCAGGAACACCCTGAAATTTTCGGTTCAAAATCCGCTGCACCTTGGAGTGCGTGAGCGGCGGTATGTTGTGCATACTGTTGACCTGCTTGGCTATCTTGCGAGGGCCAAGACCGCGTTTGTGCAGCTTGTAGATCGTCTTCAACACCACCTGCTCTTCGGGTACCTCGACCAGCTTCTTGCGAGTCTTACTGCCCGTCTTGACCTCTTCGTGCCTAAAGCCATACGGAGCTGATCCGCCGATGGCGTAGCCGCGAGATGCCCAGTCAAGCTTACCTGCCGCGAAGCGATCCTTGATCGTCGCGTGTTCGATCTCGGCAACCGCTGACAACACCATCAGCATGATCTGGTTGGCCATCGAGTTCATATCGAACTTGGCATCCAAGCCCTTCGATCTGCCTGCGTCTGGGTAGACAATCGGCATCTCACCAAACTGCTCGCAGAAGTACAGGGTGATCCCAATGTCTTGCAGCACAGGAATCAGGCCCAACAGGTCAGAGCTGGAGCGGCTCAATCGGTCAAGCCGAGTGCAGATCACCACGTCATGACGGTCAATCACGTCAGTCATATCTCGACTGGCGGGTCGATCTAGCACCGCATGGGTGCCAGAGATACCCTCATCTGCAAAGAACTCGGTAACCTCACGGTTGTACTTCTCGCGCACAAACTCACTGATCTGCTGCTTCTGCGTCTCCAGTGAGATGCCAGACTTGACCTGCTCATCTGTGGACACGCGGACGTAGCCGTAGATGTTGTTTATTTGCTTGAGTGGGTTGCCGCTCATTTCACACCGCCTTTGTAACCGTAATCGGCCATCTCTTCGTGCAGCCGCTGCCAGTTGATATCGAGCGGCATGTTGTCGGTGCTGCGGTCAGCAAACATCACCTGACCGTCTTTGACCAACTCCACGCCGTACACCGCCTTGGGCATCCCATCGTACACAATGTCGATGTCGTGCTTCAGGCAGGTGCGGCGCACTCGGTTGTAGAAAACCTTCTTTGCTTGGGCGCTCACGCTGCGCCCTCCTGCAAAAACTCTGCGTACAGCTTTTTGGCTTCATCCGTCGCGCCAAGCTTGCGAGCCTGCGCTGCAAGAAAGAAGCCCAGCTCTTTATTCTCGAAAGCGTTTTCGGTAAAGCGAAGAACTGCTTGGTCAGCCACTTTTGCGGCCTTGCGAAACAGCCCCGGTAGCAACATAGCTTCAACAGGCTGTAGGTCGTACTGCTGCGCGAACTTGTTAAGCTCTAGGGTAAAGCGTTTAGCGGCTTGGGTCACAATTACGTTATCGGTCATCACATTTCTCCTGTAAGTGAAATTGCATAATAAGGGCATCCGTGTCGATGTGCAACACTTTATTTGAATTAATTGGTTTGTATAGGTGTTTGCATATGGGCACGGCATGTGGTAAGCTGTTGGAAACCAACAACGGAGAACGTGATGAGTTCCGAAATTAAAAAACCGACTTTGGCGATTGCTAAAAGACTGTTCAAGCGTCGTAACCCCGATGTCAAATTTTCTGCCGCTTGGGAAATCAAACCGATGTGGTCGCGTGGTCAATATTTTTCGCGAGTTAGGTTCGAGGCCGAAGGTTACAAGCCCAAGGTCATGCGCTTTTACAGCGACCAGAGCGGACTAGCAATTTTTTAAGGAGAACGTGATGAGTTCCGAAATCAAATCAAAGCGCGGTCACAACGTGACACCCGACGAGCACAAGCTGGTCGTGAAGTTTGCCAAGCAGTGCCTGCGGGAAATCTGCAAGAAACAATACGAGGTTCAAATCGGAGTCACATACCCGAGGGTTCAGCCTTTGACTTACGCAGACGCTCTCAAGCGATTACAAGTCGAGACCAAATATCGAAGCCAACGCAGCTACGGTGGTGCCCAGCGCATTTCTATTGATCTGAAGGATTACCGAAATAGCTGTACTTCTTTTCACGAATACAAGTCATTTGAAAACGACTCCGTGATCGGCACCATCAAAGACTGCGATGACCGTGAACTGCTGCTCAAATGCTTGGTAGCTCACGAGGTGGCGCACCACATCCAGATGCGGTACGGCCCGTTCACTCGTTACCTCAAAAAGACCTATCACAAGCCGCACGGCGATGCGTTCAAGACGATCTATCGTGAGCTGCGGCGCACGTTGGTCAACCCTTACATCGAACCAGTTCAGGAGGTGGCGTGATGACCGACCACTTCAAAGAACTCGAAGCCGCTGTCCGCTCTCAAATGAAAAACGAAACTTTACGCGGCGAGGTTTTTGATATCGTCGCCTTAAAGGTGCTCCAATCGATGGTGGCGCACAGCCCTAAATCGATGCCGTGGAACAAAAATCCTAGCCCAATCTCGTCAAGCGAACTGGTGTTTCATGACTCAATTATCAAAAGTGTAGCTAACGTCGTATCTGACGAGCTGAGCAAAAAGCCAACAAATAGGAGAACGTGATGACCCTACTTAAAACCCAGTACCTTCAGCTCACCAACGAAGAGATCGAGATGCTGTCTACGCTGATGCGTGCCAGCTCCGACGATCCTCGCGTCAACGGGCTGATCGGCACCTGCTTTTGGTTTCGGTGCCACGGTAAAGACGAAGAGGCTGAGCTGAAAGCTCGGTGGACAAGTATCGAGCAAAAGCTCGCTAAGTTTGTGGAGAAGGAAGAATGAAACTGTATCGAATCGACACCCAAGAGGGATACCAATACGCTACCGAAAAGTATCTGGAACAGGCGAAGCGAGAGCTAATCGAAGAAGGATACGAAGACCTCGATATCGAACGACTCGACTTTGAGATCAGCAAGGCAGGCATTTTCGACGCGCTTCGTGAAGGAACAGACGCAGCAGGGGGCCACTGGACAGGCCTACGTATCTGGGCGGATGGGGAGTGGGTGTGATGGAAAATCTGATTAAGCTGCTACGCAACCACGACTGGTATTTCGAGTACAGCGATGACCACAAGGTGTGGCAGCGCGGGGTGATGCAGCGAGCCGCTATAAATGCTGAGGCTGAGCGCCTTGGCAGACCAGAGCTGGTCGAGCAAGCCTTTGAAGAATACAAGGCTGGGGATCTGGCGTGGTGGCTGGCGGAGTTGGAGGAAATCAGTGGATAAGTATTTCCAAACACTCGACGCCGCAGCGTTCCGCATGATGTTGGAAGCCGATAGCGACAAAGCCATGACGCTTTACCGCCATGTGCTCGACAGGCACCATGACGCAGGGCCAGAGGCCGATTACATCATTCGATTATGGAAACAAGAACGAGGCATCAATGCGAAAAATGACAGTAATAGCTGAAGTCAGCGTGAAGACGCTGGTGGATCTCGATGTCCTCGAAGACCTGATCGA